GCTATTGAAAGATGCATGTCCAAATTGACGTCTGTCCTCCCGGGTGGTTGATCACGAGCCTCCCTTCAATGTAACCAGTCGGACAGATAGTTCCTCCATCCGCTCCAGCCGGACCAATCGGACCAGCAGGACCAGGAGGACCTGCGGGGCCAGCGGGGCCGGTCTCGCCGGTCGCGACGTTAATAGTAGTCGTTATCGGCGTGCCAGCATCGCCCGCGCTAATAGCCTGGGAGGCAAGGTATCCGCTACTCCCCGCCAGGATCAGTCCGCTCACCATCAGTAGGATCGCTCTCTTTGGCATCATTCTCCTTCCCACGTCTCGCTATCTGCAACGCAGCCACGCCGCTGAGTAGGCTCCCGATCCCGGCCAAGGCCGCGCCCGCCCCTACTAGCCAAGCTCCGTTTGTCACGAAGAGCATGACTCAATTCTTCACTCCCGCGACGAACGGTGGCTTATTGGGGATGCTGAAGACAGCGCCGAACGCAACCAGGAACGCGATCACCGAAGTAATCCATTCGGCCGCGGAGATCCCGTTGCTGTCGAGCGCGGTCGCGATTGCGGTCAGGAACGCTACCAGAGCAGCGATGACCGCTTTGGCGTATGGGGCTACCTTCTCGATCATGATTCCCTCCCTTGTTGATCTTTCAAATCTTCTTCTGCCACGACGGCGATCCGCTCCCAGATCTCGATCATCCTATCGAGTCTCTGAATGATGTCGTCGGCGAATGTTCGGACCCAATACCCCCAAGGTTGCTGCTCCATTAGAGCTTCGCTATCTTAGCGCAGACGATATATGCAGAGCTATCGGTCGGCTCTGCGCCCGTCTGGGGACCGACGGTGATCGAATCGCTGACTCCAATTCCATCGGAGACTGCCAGCGAACCGTTATTGACGGTGATATTGGTGAACGCCGCTTGTAGCGCAGTCCAAGCCCCTGGCCCATGATAGTTGTTACCATGATCGAATGCATCATTTGGATTGCCAGGGCCATCGGTGGCATAGGTGAGATGGGTATGGCCGGGATCGGAGTAGCCAACCGCGCCGGCAAGAGTAGCCGAGCCTGTCTTAGAAACGGTTCCGTTCTTTGTATGCTTGTGCCTCGGCCGTCTGTTGTTCACCGATTGGCCTTCGTTGACGCCGATAGCGTTGACGTCTCCGTGGGTACCGAGGCCGACGGTATTCCGGCCGCGCGTGTCTGGCTTCGTCAGAGTATTGCCGAGATGCGTGTAGAGGTCCGCGTAGATCCCTGTTGAAGCCGGCAGGTTACTCCCGTCGTACAGGACCCAGCCTGTCGGAACGGCCGCGTCCGGCTTGAACCACTCCTGAGTCGCTCCAGCCGGGACGCTCTTGCGGATCCAGTTCGTCCCGTCCGTAACGTAATCGACAATTTGATCTGATGCGAAATAGGTAGACCCGGCCACCATCGAGGTTGCCGCCGGTCGAAGTGCGAGCGTCCCGACCGAGCTAGACGTTGGAGCGACCGAACGCCAAGTCGTCCCATCGTCGTACCAGAGCAGGCCGGTATCGGTAGCCCACCAGAAGCGCCCGCCCCCGGACTGATGCGCAGCCGCGACCCGCGCCGCGTCCGTCCCCTGATTGAAGATGACGTCGGCGTCGGCAGCCGTAGCGATGTTGCCGATGTGCAGAGAGATGTCGGCCCGGTCGCTACGATCCGGGTTGGGATATGAGATCCCACGTCTGGTTGTCGTAAGCACTGGGCCTCCTTAGTGGATGTCCGCGTACGTCTGGAAAGTGGTATAGATCGAGCTGTACGTATCGCCACGCGTATAGATTCCTCCATACGTAATGGAAGGCGGCGATCCCGGGTTAACCGTCAGGGTCCACTGAAGACCGGCAGGCTTCGCGAACTGATTGACGTAACGAACAACGGGCGAGGTCGATGAGGTATCGGTAGGAGCCTCCGTCGTCCAGATCGCAACGTTGAAGTGATAGGGAGAAGAATCCCGCTCACTCAGTTGGACCGTCTGCGTTCCTGTCAGGAAGAGACGAACCGCCGCGATGATCGAGGCTGGGGTGCCTCGCTGCCAGGAGACGCGATCCCGGATCTGTTGCCGCTTCTGGTTAGGAGTGATGCCGGTATAGAAGTGCATACCGATGAACTGGCCGAGGTAGTCCAGACCCGCGTCCGGTACGCGGTCGATGTCGAGGATGATCGACCAACCAGGCTCGCCGTTCGGCCCGTCCTCGCAGAGGTCCGCTGCGCCTTGAAGCATCTGCCCGAGCGTATCAACAAAGGCGAGTAGCGGCCAGCCGAGCGACTGGTCGGCAGCCGCGACCGGCTCCAAGCCGTCGTAGAGCCTCTGCGAAACGTCTTTGACGGGCCAGCCGGTGTTCATGGAGTCGCCGTCGCGTTCAGAGTCCCCTGGTCGGTCAAAGTCGCGTGCCCAGGAAGAGTGATGTCGGCCGTTCCGAGCGAACCGCCGTGAATGCACATTGTCATACTGATGACGCGGTCTACTCCTTCAGCGATGCTGAGCTGCTGGATTACCTTCCAGTAATACAAGATGCTGGTCTCTACCCAGGTACCCGCCTGCGCCGCGGCGTCCGTTACCGTTGGATCCTTCGCCCAGTTGGACGGATCGAGGTAGGCGTTCAACCGAGCCAGCGCGTTCGCCTGAACGGTCGCAGCCGTATAGCCGACCAGACACTTGACGTTGAAGGTTACGTCGATCTGCGTTACAGTCGGATCGAAGACCGAGACGATGAAGTTGGTCTCGCGGAGACCGTCGAGGTAGGTCTGAAGCTGAGTCTTGATCCCGGAGGCAATCGGAACGCCAGCGGCATCGACTGCTGCGATTCCGACGTATCGCTCGTTGTTCATGGTATTGGCGACCGGATTGTAGCCATCGAGTGCGACGGCGCGAGCTACGCCGGCAATGTCGAGCGCCGCCAAAGCGTAGTCCGAAGCCAGGACAGGCCTCTGCGAGAGACGCTGGAGCTTGTTCGCGAGTCGGTCGTTGTACTCACTCGATAGCTCCGCGTCCTGACTCCCGGACGTCAGACCTGTGAGCACGACCGAGGAGATGTAGGAGAGTGTGTCGATCAGAGTCGCCACATATCCTACTCCTCCCAATCCAGACAATACCGCTCCGGTCTCGACCGAGGTAAGTGTCACCGCTCCAGCCGCTGTCGCTGTTGATCCGACCGGGATCACTATGTCCAGCGTCGTCTGGAATGCATGATCTTGCCCGACAGCGTCTCGGATCGAGACCATCGTACCGGCCGGGATCGTATAGCCGATGTTGTTGATCATCGTCCAAGTCGAGCCGACGACGGCGGAAGTAGCGTCCAGCGGCGGGATGCCAGCAAGCTTGGCCCCGAAGTATTTGAAGATCGTATCCGGAACGTCAGCCGCAAGGCCGAGAAGATCGGACGCCTGCGATGCAGTGATCTGCATGATCCAGACATCGAGGTTCGCGTCGTTCTCGTTCCAGCTCGGCACCTTCGTCTTGAGGAAGGCGTACGCGCTGTTCAACAGATCAGTTGGATCCGACGTAATTGGGTACGAAACATACCCTCCTGATGTACTCATACGCCTCCCTTCGATACGATTGAGACTCCAACGTTGATATGATCGATCATTCTATCGCTTGAGTCCCGACGCTCATTGACAACGATCCCGGCGCGCGGCTCCTGCGCACTGATCAGGTTATTGATATCGTCCTCACCAATCGGCTGTCTTCTCATCGCGAAGTCTTGCACGCCGAAAGCCGGAACCTCATCCCGCCAGCCGACATGAGTGAGGAAGATAGCGACGACGCAGTTGGCTACATCCTCTATGCTATCTTGCTCGACAACCGTAGCTCCGTCTCGCCCGAGCTGGAACGGCAGATCGAAGTGCGGAACGTCTACATCAGCCATCGAGATCCCCTCTCATGTCGAGACCCGCGTCACGGTGAGCGTCGCCGCCTGTCCCTCCCCTGCGGCGGTCGAGGCACCCGCAGCGGTGGAGTAGAGCCACGCCAGCACGAAGTCACCCGGTTGACACTGATAGAGCGCGGTCATCGTCGGGATACGGGCGTCGGTGCCCACCGCGACCGGCCCGAACTGAACGCGCCCATTCGGGTCGCCACCGGTCGGTGTGCCGTACGAGCCAGCGGTCTTCGTGAACAAGCCGTACAAGCTAGTAGCCGCACCTGAGACGGCCGAGTGAGCTACGAACAAATACGTGCCCGCCTGACGACATAGCCAGTAGCCGGGAGACTGCCATGCAGTCGGGTCAGGAGTCGCGACGTCAGCCACGCCATAGATGAGCGCGTTCCAGCCCGCCCCTAGTGCCTGCGTCCCGTTCGTGTGGAACTTCGCGAACGGCTGCGCCCCTACGTCGGCCGACGTGATCGCAGACCAGACTACGGAGCCGCTGACGCCCTTGAGCCATTGCCCGTTGACGACTTTGGGGTTCTGCCCTCTCGGCCACCAGGTAACTACCCAAGGCTGACGGTTGTTGTCGAAGATGACAACACAGTCGTCTCCCACCGCCGGCAACGTAACGTTATCGCGGGACTGCCAGTTGACATTATTGAAAAGTAGATCCGGGTGAATGTCGGGAACGGTGACGCCGATCAGGTCCGACAGCAGGGTCGGAGCGCGAGAGACCTTGCCGTGATAGACCTGCCCGAACGGATTGGCAGGCTGTCTGGTATCGAGTTCGACTTGACTCATAGCGGCAAGTAGCTCCGGACTGCGCTATACGGACGGTAGTTGTCAGGGATGATATGGACGCCATCCTCCGACCCCATACTGACGCACTGGCCGCCGCCGATAGAGACGGTCACATGCGAGAAGGTCGGCGCAGCTCCGTAGAAGATCAAGTCTCCCGGAGAGGGAACGTTGACAGGCAATCCGTGAGCGGCGAGCGTCTCGGTATACCCCTGACCGTTGTAATCATTCCCGTTCGGATCCTTGCAACCTGCCTCCTTGTAACAGAGAGTCGCGAAGGCCGAGCAGTCGATTGCGTTGTGCGCATCTGCGCTCCAAAGAGAGTCGGGGATCGGCCGCGATGCCCCTCCCGCGCCACCCTCGTCCGAGGGGTAGTGATAATGAGAGGTCTTCTCGACTTCAACAGCTTGTTTCGCTACCTGTACGACCGCCTGCCGCGAGCCGTCTGTCCCTATCGCACCGCCGAACTGAGCCTGATCCGAAGAGGCTGTCATCGGATCAGAATGATTGCCAGTAGCCCAAGTCGGCGGCTGCTGGCTCTCGGTCGTCGGCTCCTTGAGCTTGGGCTGGGGTTTCGAAAGGTTGATATCGGCATTGTCGCTGAAGAGACTCCGCGCGAACGTGTTCACGATCCAGCGACCGTCGAGCGGCCCCATCTCCTGAAGAACGACGATGGCCCCGGGAGGCGCGAGCCAGAGACCGACCATTGCGGGGATGTCTACGGTCGCGGCCTTCTTGCCGATGTCGTAGTCGAAGCCGATCCCCATGACGCCCTTGGTGCTCTCGGTGATGGTAGTTACCGGCTGCATCTTGAAGAGATCGTCGTCAGTCAGGAAGTAGAACACCCCGCTGATGAAGAACGCACGCCAGCCCACCTCATCCGCGAGTCGCTTGATGCAGGTCCAGCTATCCTCTCTCTTCCAGACTCCACCAGCCACGGGAGGGAGACCTCTCCAATAGTAGTAGCCGCTATCGACCCCGGCCCAGTCCTGCGCCATATTGTTCGCCGTAGCGCTGTCTCCCGTAGTACCAGCATCCCCGCCCGCTCCCGGAGGCAAGCCGTAGGCACTGACGATCTTCTCGGCCTCGTCGCGATGCTGGCCGTAGAGATCGGGATGGCCGCTGCGCTGAACGTCCTGGCAAAGATCGTTATAGCTCGTGTACGATCCCACCTTCGCTTCCAAGGGGATCAAGATCTTGAAGAAAGAGCGGGACGCCGTTACCGGATCATGACGGTCGGCGTAGCTTCCCCAGCCCGTATCAATCTGCTGGAAGAGACCGACGCTCGTCCCATCGCCGCCCGTGAGGTTGTGCAGAGTCGATTCCTGGATCGCAGTCATAATAGCGCAGACGAGGCAGGTGCGGTTCGCCGGGGTCGGGCTCATCCCGAGGCCAGCGGAGATGATCATATTCGCATTGTTAATCTGATCATTCGCGATCCGATCTCCCTTGACCGTGATCAAAGCTGAAGAGGGCAGCTGGCGCTCGGCCGCTTTCTCCGGGACATGGCTATTGATGTCGGGCGGGATTCCGCCATCTCCGTTCGTTGAGTTAGCGCCCTTGATCGTAAACATGTTTGAGGTCGAGTCGGTCGCCTTCGCGATCTCCTGTACCTGACGCAGATGCGGCATAACGACCGGGATCTTGAACTCCTTGACCTCCCGGATCAGGTTGAGGATGAACTCGGCGCGCGTCGTCTTATCGCGGTTCGCAAACTTGACTCCGTTGTGGGGAGCACCCTTCTTCGGATAGGATCGCAACACTGCGATCTCGCGCTGCTCGAATGTCAGCTTCAAGATATCGCTGCCCGCGTCCCGCGAGACTTTGACGAGCCGGAACCAGAGACCGTCGATCTCGATATCGAGTCTCGTGTTGATCGCCCCGGAGCGTAGTAGAGAGCGGTCGTAGTCATTCAGATCGACATCGACCGAGCTAGCTCCGTCAATCGTTCTGTTGACGTTGATGTCAATTACCCGGTCGGTCGAGTCGAAGATGATCGCGCTCTTCAGATAGACGTTGAGCTTCTCAAGATCGAGATCCTTCCCCATCATCTCTCTCTGGACCTGCGTAGGATCGAGCTGCGACAGTTCCAGCTTCTTGATTGCTGTGAGAGCGGTGGTGGACGGCACTAGGGGATCCTCAGACTCTTCTTGAGCGGAAGCTTGTTCGGATCGCGGACGCTCGGATTGGCCTTTTGGATATCCTTCCAGCGACTACCGTCCCCGTACATCGACTTGGCGATGCTGCGAAGAGTCTCACCCTTGCGGAAGACGGTATACGAGTTGGGCAACGACTTGGTGACGGTAATCTGGAGCCGCTCGACCGCCTGATATTGAATGAGGTGAACTAAAGCGTCCTGACGCAGACGGTAGAACTGACCACGGTCGGTCTGCTGCCAATAAACGTCATCGCCCCAGTCAATCGCGTTGATCACCCAGGTCGCTCCCCCGACCGGAAGCGCGCCACTGATCGTGACCGTGGGAGGCGGATCGTAGTCCATTCCTATTGCCATCTTGTTGAGCGTTCGAATGTCGGTCTCGACGCTGTTGCCGTCGTGCCATCCGTCGAAGAGAACCGGTACATCCATCTGATACGGCTCGCGTCCGGCCCATTGCGTGATCGAAGTCCGGCGCGGACGGGCTACCATGCTCCAGCCGCCGAGGCCGCCAACGATCTTCGGCGGACCATCTCCACGTAGAACTTTGACCTGCGCTCCGTCGCTCGACTTGAAGGTGTAGAAGTATTTGTTCGGCGGGGTCATCTTCTCGCCCCCTGATTCTGTCTATGCTTCGCTGAACTCTCTGCAACCTTCTTCCCGTCGATATGAACGTTACTGTGAACGGTCACATTGAAGGGCTGCGAACTCGCCTTGCCCGCAGCGACGCTCGACGCAAACTGATTCGCTCCCATGACGGGGAGCGCGCCGCCTCCAGCGGCAGCAGGGGCGGTCGCCCAAGGCTTCTGCCCGACCCACAGCGGGGAGATCGCTTGTTCCCCAACCCAGGCCGCAGCATGACCAATAGCTTGGAGCCATCCTGGCGCATGGAGTTTCCCGATCCAGTGCGCAAGATCCTTGATGTAATGTATGGCCGACTTGAAGAGTTTCACGATAGTGATCGCCGCTGCGATGAGGGGCAAGAACGGGCCGACCAAGATCTGCCAGTTCGTTTTGGCCCAGGAGGCGATATCCTTGATGACGTGGTATACCTTCTGGACCCATTCCCAGACGAGTTTCCAGTGCTTCGCGACGACGAAGGCGATAGCGGCAATTGGCCCGAAGATTATCAGAAGGGCGAGGGCGGTGAGCTTCCACTGCTTCCAGAGGAACTTCGCCGTTTCGTTGACGAGGTTGTGGAACCACTTCCACTTGAAGTAGAGGATGACGATCCCGGCGATGAGTAGGACTACCGCGGTAATGATAAGACCTATGGGGTTGCCCACCGCTAGACCCCACATCGTCGAGATTAGACCGTCCATTGCGATGGCAGACAAAAGCGTCGCGATCCGCAATCGGAGAAAGGCAAGACTTTCACGATTGATCACCCATGTCAAGAACTGGGACATCCTAGCTAGACCCAACTTTGAGTTCGTAAGGAACTTGTCGGCTCCCTTGTTCATGTCTTTCCAGAACGTGTTGATCTTAACTGATACTGTCTCCAAGATCCACATGCTGGTCATGAATCCAACGGCGGCAGCGAGGAGCCAGTTGATCCCCTTCAACTTGTCCATCACCCAAAGGATCAGACGCAAGGGAGGAAGCAAAAGGTGGTCGATGATCATAGCGAAGATGTAGAAGGCCGGAAGAACGACGGTCGTTACGATCCCGCCCAGGACCTTGAAAGACGATATCAAAACAGTGATGATATCGAGGAACGGCTTGACCTTTGGATAGTTCTTTCCCAAAACGTCGAAGACCTGTCCAATCGAGATCTGGTTCTTGTTGTTCTTCGCTATTGCCCCTATCTGCGAGAAGGTCTTGTTGAGACTCGGGAGGACTCCACCCCTCGCCTGATTGAAGAGCGAGGAGGTCATAGCTCCCATAACCTGCGCTAGGTTATCATGCAGAGTAGAGATCTGACCGGCGAACGTCTTCGCCTGAACCGCGCTCATTCCGCCGAACCGTTCCTGCATGCCGCGCATAAGAGCCGGGATCCCGATGTCGGCCGGGATCCCGAGCGCGCCGACCTTTGACAGGTCCTTGCGCGTAACTCCGTACTGCTTGAGCTGCTTGAGGAGAATATCGATGACGGGGATTCCCTGCTGCTCCAGCTGAAGCATGTCCTGTCCGAGCAGACGACCGCTCGCGCGGATCTGCCCGAAGACCAAGACCATTCTCTCGATCTGGGAACCACCGCCACCGAAGGCGGCGACTGTATCGCCAATCGTCTTCAGGTACTTGTTCGTGTCCTGGAGGGTATAACCGAATGCCAGGAAGCGCCGCGCCGCATCCGTCACATTGGTGAATTCAAACGGGGTGTACTTGGCGAGGTTGTAGAGGTAATCCAGTTCCTTCGTCGCTGCCTCGGTCGATCCCAAGAACTGCTTGAAGGCGACGGTGTTCGTCTCCATCGAAGCATTGAACTTGAATCCCATCACAACCGCCGCTGCGCCAAGGCTGGTCAAAGCGAGCGTCCCGGCGTAGGCGTAGCGGCGCATAGTGAAGAGAGCCTGGTTCATCAAGAAGCTCCGCTTGGTACTCTCTTCCGCTGCTCCCCCGTATCTAGAGACGGCAGCATGAAGCCTATCGACCGCGCCCCGCGTTGCGTCCAGACCGGCTTGGACCGGACGCTCGCCTGTCAGGGCTAGACGGATCTCAGAGAGAAACGCCATCTACTTCGTTGCCTCTCCTAGTTTTTTGATGACTTTGATCGCGAGATCCTCGTTGAGTGTGAGCAGCAGGTTCTGGTATTCGCGGGCTATCGCTTGCATCTGCGATCTCTTCTCCGAGTTGTTCTCCTCCAGATACTTGAATGGATCTTGTCCGGAGAGAGCGATTTGGGCTGCTGCTTTAATCTCATCTGGGACCCCTACAGTATTTCCCCCAAGAACTCTTCGTCCACCTTGATCCCCGTGTTCCCCATCCAGCGGTTGAGCATGATCCCGTACTGTCCGATGGCGAACTCATTCCCACCGAACACCCAGTACACCGCGGCCCGCGCGTACGAATCCTCGCCCGCCACCCGCCAACCGAGGTACTGAGCGAACTGACCCCAGTTGGTGACACGAGCGTCCCCGTCGAGATCGTTGAGGATCTCCGTCGGCTCTTCCACCTCGATCTGGTGATAGAAGCCGACGGTCGAGGTGATGATCGTGTCGAGCAGAATGCGCATGTTCCGCTCGCCACGATCTCGCGTCTCGTTCAGGATCCTGCGCCCGATGTCCTCCACCTCAGTTCGGTCTACGAGCCGGTGCTGCACTTGCACTCCGTACTTCTCGTACCCGGTCAAAGGCAACATGACCGTTTTCGATTCTGCGATCTCCGTCCGGCGCTCGCGCAGTTGATCGGCGAGGGTCGGAGGCTTCACAGACTCATCCTCGGTGATCTCGTGAATGAGAGTCGGCTGGTCGAATGGTTCCATTTTGCTCCCTCCTCTTCCTACTAGGTGCTGGTCGGCGGGGCGTCGATGGTGCAGACGAGTGTGATCATCCCCGGATCGCTCGTGCTCTCGGAGTTGTGCTCCGGAAGCGTCACGGTCTTGAGAGTCCCCGTCCAGACAATCGGACGCCCGTGGTGCTTCTTGTAACGGTCCATCGGCGTGGCCGAGATGATGACCCGCGAGACGCCGGCAGCATCGATCAGCTGCTGGATCCCCGGGTTGGCCTGGTAGCCGTCGTGATCACGGCCGAGCCGGTAGTTGCGCGAGAGCGTCAACTGGCCGGGAGTCTTCCGGCCTCCGAGCGAGTATGAAGGTGCCATACCGCCTGGATAGTAGATCCGCTCCTCTGAGTCGATCTCCCCGCCCGTTCTGGTGTCCCAGACCTCGTAGTGGATGTAATCGCCGGGACTGTTCGGATTCTCGACCTGGAGCGTAACGAACCAGGTGTCGAGACGAGTGCCTTGGATATTTGCGCTCATCTAACTCATGCCTCCGTGATCGCCTTTTTGTAGATCTCGATCTGGACCATCTCGGCGAACTCACTCATCTTGACGTTCAAGACGGCGTGCAGTTCGTGCCGCGAGATGGTGGTCGGGGTATTGACCTGCGAGCCGGTGTCCACGAAAAAGGCTTCCGTGGCTGACGCCCCGTAGAGGTCGCCGTTGTTGTAGTAGGTCTGCAGGAGTCCGGAGAGCGCACCGTTGAACGAGCTGATTGTTCTCCCCTGCCCGTCGATCTTGTCGAACACGAACCCTTCCGCGATGTTCTGCGCGTTCGCGGAGATGCTCACGTAGAGACGACCACAGCCGAAGTTGACCCAGTCCGGCTCTGCGTTCGGATCCACGAGAGACCGCCAGCCGTAGTTCCTGAACGCTCCGTACAGCTGACGGATGACGTTGACGCAGGCGACGTTGAGCTGACCACGGATGGTATCGCTCACACCTGGCTGCGAGAGAGCGGCGGTGTAGGAAGAGACACCAGCGTCCCCCGCTGCCGCCTGATCAGTTCCGATCCCGGCCGAGTCGTTGCGCGCGAGCAGGCCGGCAATCAGAGCTGACGGAGGAACCGAGCGAGTCGATCCGGAGACAATGCCCGGGACGATCAGCCACGGCCAGAACATCGCCGCGAACTTCTGTGATCCCGTCCGTGCCCCTACGGCGCTCGCAGTCAGCGTTGCGACGGTCGAGGTATCCGGAGCATCGAGAAGTGCGACGCGCCGATGAGAACCAGCGTGATCGACCAACTGCTGATGCCCCACGTCGGTCGTCCGGCCCGGGGCCGAGACCTGGCCAGGACCGAGATCGCTCGTCAGAGCATTGAGCGCCGTCAGCCACTGAGCATCGACGATGTTCGCCTTGTCGTCGTTTCCGCCGGTCAGAGCAGAGGCGGCGACGGTGGCCGGATCGTTGAGAGAGACTCCGAGAGCTGTTCGGATGTAGGCGGATCCCTGCGCCCAGAGAACCGCCGCGTTGTTGTCGACGAGATCCGGGCTGGTCTCGACCTCGGTGTTGTTCACGTCCTGAACGAAGAGCACGAACGTGCCGCCCGCGCCGCCTGCCCGGACGCCAACCTTGATGTTGTTGCCACTCGCTCCCGGCCCGAGTGCTGTGACCGAGAGGGCGATTGCTGCACCCGCGTCGAGCAGGTTGCGGGAGGCGGTGACGGCCGCAGGGCCGACCACGCGAGCGACGTAGGCCGATGCCCCGCCCTCGCGGAAGTAGGTATCCAGGGCATCGTACAGGACGCTGTACGAGACGCGCGGCCCGAAGATACGGGTGAAGTCGGACATGTTCTGAACGAGGGTCGGGACCACCGGCCCTGAGTCCGCGAGACCGGCGACGAACCAGACGCCGGTATCGGTCGGCGCGCTGCGAGTCGGCGGCGTGGTTCGCAGCGAGATGTTGACGCCAGGACGAACGAGTACTGTACTCATTTGTCGTCCTCCTTCTTCGTTGAGGCTTTAGTGGCCTGAGGATTGACTGAATCGACTTCGATCAACCAGCCCTCATCCACCAATCGCTGGTCGTGACCCGTTGTCTCATCCAGATCGATGAAGTCGCCCGGACCGAGCGGCGTGCCGGCCTCCAGCACAGTGGCATGAGGACCGATGAACCGGTAGGAAGTTGAACCCGTGGGCTTTGGCACTATCCCTCCTCCATTCGTTCGATATCGACGAACACCTTCTGGACATCTGGCCAAACTGATCCCGGCTGAGTATCCTGGTCGGGACCGTCCGGAGAAGCTGGACCGGCTCCCTTGGTGACGATGTTCTCTACCCGGACACGACAGATTACTTGAGCCGCTCTCATAGTCCGAGACTGCTCCGTGTCGGGGACATCCTCGTAACTCTCATTGAGGACATTGATCCCGCTGAACTCCCAACTGTCGTCCAGGTAGCTCTTCTGCTCCAAGATCGCCCGGGCAGCCGCACCGTAGATCTTGGCGAGACGCTCTGAGTTCTCTTCCGTGTTCGCGGCGGCTATCACGCCAACTCCGAGCGCCCACCAGCCGCCTACTACTCCATCCCCGCTCGCCGTCGGCGGCGCGGCCATCCCAGGGCAGACCGCTACAACTATGGGGATCTGCTCGTCGGGGAAGGAGTCGAACCGCCAACGCTCGACATACGTACGAGGCGGCGGGATCTT